TAACTATTCATTTATATCCGATGGTAAATTAACAATTGATAATGGATTAGATGGTGCTGATATGGATTTCAATGGAGATGTTTTAATTACTACCAATGATAACGATTTTAAAATACTTGGTGGAGTTGGAGAAATATATCTGAACACAGATATAAATGGTGATACACCAACAGGTAAACCAGACCCAACAACCGGTCAACCATCTTTAAGAAAAGAACCTTTAGTTAGAGGACAGGTATTGGTTGAATTAATGGAAGAACTCATTGATACAATTAATGCACAAATATTTTCAACTCCAGCTGGACCGACTGCAATGGGCCCAAATAATCGTTCTGATTTTAATTCTATAAAATCAAAATTAAATGATTTTCTTTCCACACTTAATTATACGGAGTAAATATTATGTCTTGGGATAAGTTTAAAAACAATATGTTAAGATATATGCAAAGACAAACTATTGTTAATGGTGAATCTGTAAATGTATCTAATGAAGTAGAATCTTATGATGATTTTGCAGAATTTCTAACACAACAATATAATCAAGTTGTTTCAACTGGTAAACAAACACTAAATGAAATACCAATTGATAAACCCAAAATAGATGATATGGAAATGCAGATTAAATTAGCTTGTAGAACGGCATTGGGTGTACAAGATGGTAATCATAATTTTATAGATGATATAGGTAATGGTGTATTGGCCTATTGGACAGCGGCGGAATTAATGACTCCAATTCCACCTATTCAAATACCAAAAGGAGCTGTACAAAATATTGAATCAAAAAAATCAATATGTACTAATCCTGGTGAATGGAAAAAGATAGGAGAAATATTTCCAGTAGATAATAGTGAAGTTTTTATAGATAGATTAATTAGTAAACTAAAAATACATCTTACAACAATAGAGGGTATATATCAAACAACATCCCTTTACCCAGCTGGTATTGCTTTAGTTTCTTTACCAGGTATAGTAGAATGGAAGGGTTGGACAATACCATAAAATTAAACTACATATATTTATATTAAGATAAACATAATTGAAAATGAACAACAAACAATTAATAAAAGTAATAAAGACTCTTGTTGAGGTAGAAACTGCCAAACAACAAGAACGCTTTTTATCGAAAACTTTTCCAAAGATATTGGCAGAGGAAGTAAATAAAAGATTAAAAGAGGTGAAGGGGGGTGTTGCTCCTCCCTCTACGCAAGTCGTTAGTAAAGGCATAGACCCTTTTCAACAAGTAGAACTTGCGTTAGAACAAGAACGAGCAACAACACCAACAAAAAAACTTTCAAACAATCCAATATTGAATGAAGTTTTAAATCAAACAGAACCCTTTTCAAAAGCACAGAGAAGTTCAACACCAGGTGGAGGTAAATCAGTATTAGATAATCTACCACAACAACAACCAATCCAAGAGAGTATGGATAAAACTGTTGAGTTTACTTCTCAAGGAGCTGGAGCTGGAGTTGGAGGATTAAAAACTCAGATGGCTCATAAAATGGGATATGGTGATGTTGCAACAAAACCAAATAAAACAGGACTTGGTGTACGAACAGGATTACCTGGTCTTGATAAAATATTAAATAGAGATAATTCAGCACTTGTAAAAAAGTTTAAAAGATAGGGAGTAAATAGTGGCTTATATTCTTGATAAAAAAATAGTAAAGGATACCAAAGAGTTTAATAACTTTGCGTATGGTATTACTTTGCCTGTACAACGAGGTAATACAGGATATTTTTCTCAGGCATTTAATTCATTTGAACAAGCAAAAAGTAATTTAAAAAATTTACTTTTAACAAGAAAGGGAGAAAGAATATTTCAACCAAACTTTGGAACAGGATTACATGAATTATTATTTGAACAACTTACTGATGATTTATCAACTAAGTTAGAACAAACAATAACAAATAGTGTAAATTCTTGGTTACCATATATAAACATTGATTCTATTGATGTTAAGATGACTGATGAAATGAAAGATAAACATAGAGCAGAAATGAGTATAACTTTTACTATCGGTAGTCAATTTGAATCACAAGAAGTAACATTTACATTAGAGGGATAAAATAAATGGCATTAAATTCATCATTTAAAAGTAATAAGGGAAGAGATATAAAATATCTTAATAAGGATTTCTCAAGTTTTAGAGAAAACCTAATTGATTACGCAAAAACATATTTTCCACAAACTTATTCTGATTTTAATGAATCCTCACCTGGTATGATGTTTATTGAAATGGCATCTTATGTTGGTGATGTATTATCTTATTATGTAGATGATTCATTGAAAGAATCAATGATGTTATATGCAGAAGATAAGAAGAATGTATTAGCATTATCTGAATACTTAGGGTATAAACCAAAGGTAAGTTCTCCTGCAATAACTAACTTAGCAGTTTACCAAGTAGTTCCATCAACAGGAACAGGTGATGAAATTAAACCAGATTCAAAATATTACCTTAGAATAAAAGAAGGAATGTCTGTAAGAGCAAGTTCAACAGGAACTATTTTCAGAAGTACTGAAATTTTAGATTTTGCAGATGATACCGATAGAGAGATTAGTGTATATAATTCAAATGAAGGAGCACCTACTCAATATCTTATAAAAAAATATGTAAAGGCAATATCTGCAGAACTAAAACAAATAACATTTGATTTTGGTAATACACCTAAGCAGTTTTCTAAGATAGAATTAGGAAATGATAATATAATTGATATTTACGATGTAAGGGATTCTAATGGAAACAAGTGGTACAATGTACCTTATCTTGCACAAGAAATGGTTTATGTTGATTATCCAACATCAGATATAACTGATAAAGATTTATCACAATTTAAAGAACAGGCTTCAAACGTATTAAAAGTAATAAAAACATCTCGTAGATTTACTACAAAGGTAAATGAAAATAATTCTACATCTCTTGTTTTTGGTGGAGGAAACTCAACATCAGGAGATGAAACTCTAATACCAAATTTCAAAAACGTAGGATTGGGATTAAATAATTCAATTGATAGATTAGGAGATTCATTTGACCCTTCTAATTTCTTAAAAACAAAATCATATGGTCAAGCACCATCAGGTGAATTTACAGTATCTTACTTAGTAGGTGGTGGTGTTGAATCAAATGTTGGAGTTGGTGAATTAGTACAAATTGAAACAATTGATTTTGATGAAGATAGAAATTCATTTACATCAGAAGAAAGAGGGTTATATCGAACAACAGTAAATTCGGTAGCGGTTGATAATGAAGAAGCTGCAACTGGTGGTAAAGGTGCAGATACGATAGAAGAAATTAGAGAAAATGCATTAGCAAACTTCGGTTCTCAAAATAGAGCAGTAACTAGAAAAGATTATCAAGTAAGAGCATTATCAATGCCATCTAAATATGGTGCGGTTGCAAAGGCATATTGTGCACCTGATGGGGAATTGGATAATAACTCACCGGCATCTATTCTTTCTAATCCTGATTCATTAGAAGAATTTACTAATTTAGTTTTATCATTAAAAGAAACTGAATCAGATAGTGAAATTGATATTAAAGAAAGATTACAAAAGTTTCTTAAAAATAAAAAGAACTCTGTAACCGAAAAAAATAATCCATTTGCTATAAATTTATATTTACTTGGTTATAATCAAGATAAACAATTAAGTACTTTAAATCGTGGTATAAAAGAAAACCTAAAAACATATTTATCTGAATATAGATTATTAACAGATGGTATTAATATTATAAATGGATTTATTATTAATATCGGAGTAGATTTTGAAATAAGAGTTTATGGTGGATATAATAAAAGAGAAGTATTAACAAGAGTTCAAAATGAATTATCAAATTACTTTGATATTGATAATTGGACTTTTAATATGCCAATAAACATTTCTGAAATAGAATTATTAATTGCAGGAATTGAAGGAGTACAATCTGTACCAAAATGTGAAATTACTAACAAGTGTTTAGGAAACTATTCTTCTAACTCATATAACATACAAGAGGCAACTAAAGGTAAAATGGTTTATCCATCTTTAGACCCTTCTGTATTTGAAGTAAAGTATCCTAACAAAGATATAAGAGGGAGAGTTGTATAATGTACCATTTCGTAACAGCATCTAAAGATGCAACAATTTACTTACAACAACCAAAACAAAACACAGGATTTGATGAAATACTTGAAGTATCCAAAGTTTATTATGGTAATTTAAAAGATGTATCAAGGTCACTTATTCAGTTTAACACAACAGAATTATCTTCTTCCATTGCAAGTGGAGATGTAACAATGAGTTCAGCTGAATTAATTATTCATGAATGTGAATCACTAGAGATACCTACAAATTATTCAATATATGCATATGCTGTATCACAATCTTGGGATATGGGTATAGGAACAAGGTTTGATGAAATATCAACAGAGGGTGTAACTTGGAATAAAAGAAATACCAATTCATCTTGGTTACCTGGTTCTGCATCTTTGGATAGTTCTGGTTCATATAATGGTAAAGGTGGTATGTGGTATACCGGTTCGTATGCTACACAATCATTTAACTACGAATCAAGTGATATTAATATGAACGTTATTACTCCATTAACTAATTGGATTAGTGGTTCATTGCCAAATAATGGATTCATATTAAAACATGATTCATCATTAGAAAACAATACAACTGATTATGGACAATTAAAATTCTTCTCAAAAGAAACAAATACAATATACCAACCTAAACTAAGAATTGGTTGGGATGATTCTTCATTCTCTACTGGTTCATTAACAGAACTTACCGCTGATGATATTCATGTAACGTTTAAAAGATTAAAAAGTATATATAAACGAGGAAGTAAACCTACGATTAGAGTTTTTGGTAGAGAAAAATATCCTCTTAAAACATACACCAATGAATACTCATATACAGATGTATATTTTTTACCATCTACAACATATTATCAAATAAAAGATGCAATTACACATGAAGTTGTAGTTCCATTTAGTGATTATACAAAAGTTAGTTGTGATTCAAATGGTAATTACTTTAAATTAAATTTAGATAGTTGGGAAATTAATAGAAACTATTATATTGAAATAAAAACAAATAGAGATGGTGTAATTGAATACTTTATTGATAAAGAATTGACTTTCATCGTTGAAGAATAAATAAATGGGATTACAGGATAGATTTAGAATAGATGAACTTGTTAAGAAAGGTTCAAATGCTATTAGAAAAGATTCTAATGGTAATATTCTTGTGTCTAAAAAAGATGGAAAACAAAAAAGACCTAAATCATCTTCAATAGTAAAAAGAAAATTTGATAAAACAAAAGAAGATTTAGCAAATCCACAATTAGTTAATCCTAATGAAAACCAAACTGATTTTGCAGGAGAAACAAGTGGTTATGTTGAAAAACCAAAATATAATGAAGATGAATTAAAGAAGGCACTTGATGTAAAGGTTGATGAACTTATAAAAAAGAAAAAACCAAACAAAGGACCTTATATTCTTAAATCAAAATATGATGCAAAATTACTTGAAATAGAAGATTTAAGAAAACAAGTAGCTAAGTGGAGAAAATTATACGAAGAAGAAGTAGGAGTAACTACAAAACTTACTGCAGAACTAGAATCATTATTAGAACTATTAGATTCAGTTGAAATACAGAGAGCAGCTGCAGAAAATAATTCATCTGCAATAAATACTCGTTATGTATCACTTCTTTCAGATTTTCAGAACTCAATTATAAAAGGAACT